CTTTACGCGGGGGGGCCAAGTGGGGCGGTTTCCTTTAGCAAAGACGGGTCGATCTACACCGAATTCTACACGGCCAACTCGCTATGGAACGAGATGGCGGTGATAGGCACCAATGTGTTCGCCACGGATTACACGGTTGACGCCGTTGTGGCGCAAATAAGCTGGAGTTCCTCGCTTACCCGCATGAGCCGCGCCGAAGCCGATTTTGCCCCCGTTGTCACAAACCTTGTTTTGAGCAATACAAACAGCACAACGGTTTTGCAGGCTGGCACGTTCAAAGAGGGTTTTGTGTGGATGCGCGTAACTCCACAAGTTGAAGCTGGCAATGTTAATGTTCTCAATTACATGAACGCCAACAACCAAGCAAGAAAGGTTGGCGACCGCTTGATCGTTCAAAACATTGGCACCAACACGCTCAACGTGCGGCGGGGCATTGGCTCTTCTCCCACGATTATTCGCACGCTGCCCCCGGGCCAAATCTTTGAGGCAACAGCAGTTGGCGTAAGCGCAACCGACACGACATGGTTTACCAACACGATTGCGGCCCAAGCAATCCCCGCCTTGACCAACACCAGCAATGTCACGGTCATGCGGGCGCTGGCTGGAAGCACGAACACGAACCAGCCGTTTAGTGGAACGGTCGAATATCACAACCATGCTGCCGACCCGTTTTTTATGGAGATTTCCAATGGAATTATTTTGAGGATTTACGAATGAGTTTCCACGACCCCATCGACTTTCTTTCTCGTCCCTTCGTCGGCGTGACCACCTCGCTCGGCTCGGTCATCGTCTCGCTTTTGCCGCACCTTGAAACGGGTATGCGCCTGTCCGCTTTGGCGCTCGGCCTGTTTGTCGCGGCGATGTCCGCACGCAAAGTCTGGAAGGACCGCAACAAATGAGCGACCTTTACGGCAAATGCCCGGCGCAAGTTGATCTGTGCCTGCCGCAAGGGCAAACGTGGGACACGACGATTGAATGGTCCGCAGACGGCGACCCGGTGGATCTTAGCGGCTGGTCCGCTCGGATGATGCTCCGCACGACGGCAGAGGCCGCATCGCCCACCGTATCGCTTTCTACCGCGACCAATACCCTGACCGCCGCCAGCAATGGCGTGATCGGCTTGTCCTATTCGGCCATCTCGTCTGCCACGATCACCGCCGCGACCTACCTCTATGATCTGGAAGTTGTAAATCCATCCGGTGCAGTCCGCCGCCTCATGGAAGGCCGTGCTGTCGTGAGCCGCGAAATCACCCGCTAAAGTCATGGGCGAGACGATCACCATACGCACAGGCGCGGCGACTGAGGTAATCAAGGTCATCGAGCAAGGCCCACAAGGGCCAGCGGGGCCAGCGGGCACCGGGCTGGAAACACTGACCACACAAGGCGACTTGCTCTATCGCGGGGCCTCCACGGGCCAGCGCCTGCCTATCGGCACAAGCGGACAGATTCTGAAAGTTTCCAGCGGCGGAATCCCCGAATGGGGCGCGGAGTCGGGCGCAGTTAGCTCGGTGGCAGGCCGCACGGGGGCCGTCGTGCTCGCCGTGGCCGACGTGGCTGATGCCGTGGCAACCTCGGACGCCCGGCTCTCGGACGCGCGCACGCCAAGCAGCACGCTTGCTCATGCCGCCAGTCACCTCCCCGATGGCGCGGATGAGATTTTTGACCAGTCGTTGAATACATATGATAGCCCCGCGTTTGCTGGCTTATCGGTTGCGAGTACAGGCGGTTCTGGAGTGCAACTACTTGTCGTCGATGACGATGGTACTTTTAACAACATTTCATATGCAAGCTCGGAACAAAAGTCGGAGGCTCGCACAAGCTTCGGCCTCGGAGACGCAGCCGTAGAAGATGCCACGGCCTTCGCCGCCAGCGGCTCCATCACAACCTCTGGCCTAACTCAATCCACCGCCCGCATCCTCGGAAGGACGACCGCCAGCACAGGAGCCGTCGAGGAGATAACAATCGGCTCGGGCCTTTCGCTGTCGGCGGGGGAGCTGTCGGCAACGGGCGGAAGCGGCGTCACCGCAGTCGGCACGACTCTCGCGGACATCCTTTCCGTCAGCGGCAGCGACCTTGTGGCCGACGATCTGGCTGCCGACAAGCTCTACGGGTGGGACGATAGCGCCTCCAAAGCCATCGGCTTCACCATCGGCAGCGGCCTTGAGACGGACACCACCACGCTCAAGGCCAAGATCACCAGCGACCCTTCGGGCGTCACAGGCGCGGACGCCATTACCAACATCATGTCGCTCACCCAAGCCGAATACGCCGCCATCGGAAGTCCCGACGCGGCCACGTTGTATCTCATCACCGATCCCTGACCTATGGCCCTCCTGCAAAAAGCATACTTAGGCGCCACGCCGCTCTTCCGTAACACGGCATGGTTTGAGGACGACGCCGCGCTGATCGTTTCCGAAGCAATAAACGTCACCGTCACCGCCGACACCGCCGCTCACACCAAAGGCGCGTGGGCGCAACTCATCGCCTCTACTTCCGCCAACGCCTCTTTTATCTTTGTGCAAGTTTCGGGCATCGGCATTTCAAACACCGACACCGCCTCGCTCATTGACCTTGCCACGGGGGCAAGCGGTAGCGAGACGGCTATTGCCAGCAATATCGCGGTCGGTTCCGCCTCAACGGGCATGGGCGTAGGGGTTGGCGGCTCTCTGGTTGCCTTTCCCTACAAAATCCCAAGCGGCACCCGCATTGCCGCCCGACTTCAGTCCGTTGTCACTGGTAGCAAAACGGCCACGGTCAATGCGTATGCCATCAACTTTGGAGACTACGCCACTGCGCCGACCTCGGTCGATGTCATCGGCGGCGACACCGCCACCAGTAAAGGAATTGAATTTTCGGGCGCGAGCGGCACATGGGTTCAAGCCGTTGCCTCCACCAGCCGCGCGTATCGCGGAGTCTGTTTGGTTACATCCGCCCATAATTCAAGTTTAGGCAACACTCGACCTCTTTACGAAATCGGAGTGGGCAGTGCTGGAAACGAGGTTGTTTTCGGCACACTTAACAATTTCACGGATACGAGCGAGAGACTCGGAGTGGCGGCCCCGTATTCAATTTTATTCGGTCGCAACATCCCCGCAGGCAGTCGCCTCGCCGTGCGTCACAACCTCGCCGCCAACCCCGACCGCTACGGATTCAACCTCATCGGCATCCCCTAAAATGCAAAACTGGCACCTCCTTTATAACACCACGACAGGCCAATCCGTCAGCATCGGCACCGTCATCGCCGATCCGCTACCGGCAGGCATCACCGCGCTCCCGCTCACCGACGCCGAAGGCGAGGGGCTGCAAAACGGCACCCTCATCTGGGACGCCGCCAGCCGCACGCTCATCCCCACGCCGCCGCCCACGGTAACGGCGGAAGAAGCGGTCGCTGTTTATTTCTCCCCCTACCAAATCGCCGCACTCAGCCGCCTTGAAATGGCATTGCTCCAAGCAGGCAAGCCCCTCGGCCCGAAGATGACCGCCGCGAAGCAGTGGCTGGAATCCGTCATGCTTGGCTGGGCTCTCGATCCTACGCCGAAGGAGAGCTTTGGAAGCCCTGCGGCTACGTTTGAAGAGGCCAGCGCGGAGGCTGTCGCCGACCTTGCTCAGTAGGCTTTGACACCCCGCTTCGGGGCATGAGCCTCGTCAATACCGCCCTCGGCAAACTCAAAGAGAAATCCACCTGGGCTGGCCTCGCCGCCCTCGCCGCCGCCGCAGGCTGGAAGCTGGACCCGGAGCAGTGGAGCGCCATCGCCGCCGTGGTAATTGCCGCCGTTGGCGTTTGGGAAGTGTTCAGAAGGGACAAGTAGGCCATGCGCCTTATCGCCGCTGTTGTGGCGCTTTATTGCGCGGGCTGCGCCTCAATGCCGCAGATGAGCGGCACTGGCCTGCCGCTCGGCAAAAGCGGCTGGCAGTTCACGGGCGGGGCTGACTTCGACAAGAAAGTGTGGTTCGTGACGTTCTGGCGACCTTGGGGCAAGGACGAAGCGGATGCAGCACTTGCCGCCGACAAGATCGTCCTGCCGGAATGAAGCGCGAGCCGCGTTATCCCGTGACGATAAACGGCGAAGCACTGCGCGCAATCTTCACCAAGCCCAAGGCATCTGACACGCGCCCCCTGCTCACACGCTTGCTCACTTCGATTCAGCCTGTCGTCCGCATTGGACGCCGGGGGCTGAGTTTCATCGGAGTGCGGGGCAAGGTGGAATTTTAACAAACAGATGAAAGCGTTTAACACATGGTTCAAGAACTCATTCGTTCAATTTCTGGCTGGCCTTCAGAAGATCGGCGCGCAATCGCCATCGCCCTTGTTCGTCGCCTCTCCTCAACCGACTTGTCCGAAGTGCTCGTCGCCGCTACCGACCGACTCCAAAGCGAAGCCGCCAAGCGCCGCAAAAAATCTCACGGGCGCAAAGGCTGATTTTCAAAAGCTGCTCGATGACGCGGGCGTGCGCTACTTCACGGCTGACGAAGTGTTTTATCGGGGCGCGCGGGATGCCAAGCTGCAACTCAACAGCGACCCGCCGCGCAGCCTGTGGCCGTCTTTGTTGGCCGTGACGAAAGTTGCTGACGAAGCGCGGCACAGGCTAGGCAAGGGGCTGCGGATCAACTCGGCCTACCGCAACGCGGCCTACAACCGCGCTATCGGCGGAGCCAGCGCCAGCATCCACATGAGGGGCGGCGCATTGGACTTGAGCGGCTCGCCCGCTACGTTGCACCGCATCCTCAAAGAAATGCGCGCAGAGGGGCTATTCCGTGGCGGCATTGGCCGCTACAAGACCTTTTGCCATGTGGACGTTCGCGGAAAGAACGCAGACTGGCAGGGGTAACAACATATGGTGTATCCAACCGCAGCCGAATGCGCGGGTTCAATGCCCGGCCCCGCCCCAAACGCATACAGTCTGCGCGGTAGTTCAAGCGTGGCTTGCGCCTGCGGAACCTTTAATAGCGCGGCGGTGGCGGGGCTCGACACCCGCTCTTGTTACATATTCGTGTTTTATTTTGTAACGCTCCATTGTCTGGTCGCGTTTCATCATAGCACCTTACGCAAATACACCGAAGACGTTCCGCCCCACTTGGTCGCGGGTCGATAGAACCGATAGCCGCAAGCGACGAGGCTATTGATCGACGGGCAATTCCAATGCGCCACGTAAGTCACAAGCTCGCTCAATCCGAAAGACCGTGCCGCCGATTCCCGCGCCCGGATGAGTCGTCGCTGTAACCCTTGGCCGCGATGCTTACGGATAACGCCAGCCCGCGACAGGAAGCCAAGTCCTTTGTTCTGCGCGCCTTCGCACACCCGCAGTCCCGCGTAGCCGACAGGCTCCTTGCCGTGCCAGACGACCCACCACAAAGAGCTTTCAAGCACGGGGCGATGGTCGCTAGGGAAGCACTCTTGATCCAGCGGCAACACAGCCACAGGCGTTGGCTCGCGGCGGATGACGTAGCGCATGGCTATTTCAGTCGGTAATGCGGCACTGGCCGCGTGACTTGGCCCGAAGTGATTCGGAAAGATTGTTTTTCGGCGCGGCCAGCCAGCACGGCAGCGCAAAGCACATGCCCCATCCTCGACTCACTTTTGCAGAGCTTTTTGGCGAGTTGGCGGCTGGTGAACCAGCCCGGCGGGACGGTATCGGCAACAATCGGGGTGGCGAGGGCCGCGCACCATGCGGCGAGGTCGGGGTCGGGGCTGGCGGTGCGTTTGCTCATAGGGGCAGGCGGTAATGCGGGGACAAAATGGCGATGTTGACCGTGCATCCGGTGCCATCGGGCAAGTATTCGCCATACGCCAATGCGCTTCTCCAAGCCAACGTGGCGCGGCGGGAGGCTGCATACTCGGCATCGAGCTTGATAAGAGAGCCGATGTTGTAGCCCACGGCGTCCGCCAATGTCCTGGCGCTCTCGACCGCGACCCTATGGGTGTGGCCGAAAACGCAATGCGTTCCGAGCGCCTCGGCGGTATCGCGGGCCGCGCTGACGTTAAAGAGGGCGCCGTGCAGGAAGGCTGTGCCGCCCAAGTAGCGGATGCAGGACCGCTGAAGGCCCGCGTAGGGGATAATCTCGGTCTTGTAGCGGGCCAGATCGTCCTCGATGCGGGCCATGACACAAGCCGCTGCGTGGGCCACGATGGCGTTGCCGCTGTGGCAAAGTGCTGCCGCGCGGGCCTCATGGTTGCCGTGGAAAAAGCGGGTGGGGCGAAGCTCGTGAAGAAAAGAAAGCCCGGCCAGCAAGTCGTCCATAAGCGATTGCGCGCGGTCTGGCTCGTCAGGATCGCGGCGGGCGCCAGCGCGCATCGCTCCGAGGTCAATGGCATCGCCCAAGTGCAGCCGCTCGTGCGGCTTGTAGGCGTCGAAGAATTTCAGCGCGGCCTCGCGGGCGCGCGGGTCGATGTCGGACCCGTGGGAGCAGGAGACAGCGGCCCAGCGTTTCCACTTGCGGTTGATGTTCGCCACGCATGGGCGAACGGGGTGTCAAAACGCTCGTTAGACAATTTCCTGCAAAAACTTGACTTATGGCGCGACTGGCGTGTTGATTGCCTTATGCCACTTTGCCCCCATTGCGGCCAAACGATGCCCGAAAAAGCCACGCCAGAGTGGGCGCGCGACCACGAAAAGTTGGGGGAGGTGAGGGGGCGGATTAATCGAATGCTGCGGGAGCCCGACCCGCTGGCAGGCTTGCCCGCCCAGGCCAAAAAGGCGCTGGCCTCTGTCGGTGCCGACGCTCCTGAAAAAATTGCCCGCGCCCTGCAATATCGGTTGCTTACCCGGCGGACCAAGGGGATCGGGGACCGCACCTACAACCGCATCGAGCGTTGGTTGGAGGGCAGGGGGCTGGTGCGCGTTTCGGAGGACGAAAATTTTTTTTGGGTGGGCACAAAAAAGTGGTTGACGTAAGACAAGTCCACGTGTATCACGCTGTATGAACAACGAAACCACCCCAATGGAAACCAACAACACACCTAGTAATAAGCTCCAAAAAGAGCGCAACCCCGAACACGCGGTGCTTTGCATCAGCTTGCCCCGCATCATGAAAAACGCCATCGTTCGCCGCGCCCGCCAGCGCGAGATGAACGTCAGCACGCTCCTGCGCGACTGGCTCTTGCCCACCTTGCAAGACCGCGACGAGCAGTTTGCCGCTGAATGGGAGCGGCGGATGAGCCGCATCAAATACTAAAGCCCCGTCATACCCCACCTTATGCCCGTAATACACCACCAAAACAGTCAGGCCGCTGAAGTTGAGCGGGTAGCCCACACGGATCATACGGCGTTGGAAACGCCCATGATTCAATTATCCATGACATATAGAGGAATCGCCGACTCTTGCGAGGCGAGCGAGGAATTGATGTCGTGGATCGACGCAAAGTGCGAGGACTTAGGCGCTTGCCCGCTGGCCTTTCTCTTGGGCTGCGCCGAGCTTGTGAGAGAGATGGAGTAATGAAGCGTAATAAAGCCAAAGACGCGCACACAGAAGTGCTGGAGCCGGTGACAATCCGGCTCCAGCCGAGCGTAGTGAGAGAAGCGCGCGAGCGTGGAGAGCACGTGCGCGGCGGGGCGAGTGCCGTTATTAGGAATTGGATACTCGGTGGGCTCAGTCTTGGCAAGAGCGGCAAAAATTTTGCGCGTGGAAGTATGACGCGCCAATAACACAACCCACAGAAAACACACACAATGGACTACCTCACCATCATCCTCGTAACCGCCGCCGCGCTGGGCTTTATCGGCCTTGTCTGGCTTGCGGGCTACGAGATTGGACACACCAGCGGACTTGATGCCGAGCGGGCGTTAGCCAATCGCCGCATCAACGGACTGCTGGAAGACATCAACAACCGCCGCCCCAAAGCGGCCAAGAACCGCCGCAAGGCAGCACGAAAGGCGGTGCGCGCGTGATCAAGGCCAACCCATTTTATCACTGGGTGCAGAGCAAGTCGGAAGACCGCCCGAAATATGCCCGCGTGAAGTCGGAGCGCGGCACCAAATGCACCAACCGCCCGCGCAAGCCGTGCCTGCCGAAGCGTCTTAAAGTGGAGGTGTCGGCATGAGCATCGACCCGCGCTTTCGCTACTCCGACAACCTCGGAGCCTGCCCGTGCATCGAGCCGCTGGCCCTTGGCCGCGTCATGGATGCCATTTGCAACGGCCACGCGCCCACCCTGGCCGACAGGGTGAAGAGGGCGCTGGCGCAACTCCGCAAGAAAATAGCGCGATGAACCGCCCGGAACCCCCAGAGACGGCCATCAAGGCCATGCTGTTACTCACGGCGTTGGCCGTTGGGCTGGTGCTGTTCGTGGAATTTATCGCCAAGAACCTGCGATGAAAAAAGGCTTTCTCGGACGAGTTTTGCCAAAGGGCTGGGGCCGAAAGGGCGCACCCAAGGGCAACAACCGCGCTGCCGGGCGCAAGCAGGGACGAGCGTTCAGCACTCGGTTTGACCGCATTGATGACACTCCGCCGCCGATGAATTTGGCAGGCGGCGAATATCTGCACGCCAACTGCGTGGTGCTGGCGGCGGCAGTGTTTGCCGAACCTTGGGCTAAATCGTGGGCAATGGATCTTCTGCCAGCGGCACGCCAACTCGATGCAAGGAGGGCGCAATGAGTCACGAAATGGAAATGGAGGACTTCATCCGCGCAAAGGATATGCAGATCGCCTCGCTTTGCGAGGAACTGCACCGCGAGCGCATGAACTCGGAGCGTTTGGAGGCCGAGATCGCCAACCTTTACCACGCAGCGCAAAAGTCCACGCGAGAAAACCTCGATCTGCGGAAGCGCCTGCAAGCCTACATTGACGAGGCGGATGCCGAGATCCAAATGGCTGCGCTGCGGCGGGCCGAAGCGGAGGCGTTGGAGCTATGAATTTGTCGCAAGGACAAGCGGCGTTTCCTCGGGTGGGGAACAGCGGGGGCGGTGGAACCTTGGGGGGTTCACTTCAAGCCGCCCCCGCGCATCCCCTGACCGTGGGCGAGATTGGCTTCGGGCCGATGTGGAGCGACGAGCCAAGCCTGCGCGAGCTTTACGATACGGCTTGCGCGTCCATCGTTCGCGCTGAGTGCGAGGCCGACGAATTGCGCGCCGAGGTGGCGATGCTAAAGCAGGCCATGCTACTGCTCGCGGAGGAGCGGGACGAGGCACGGGTGCAAGTGCGGTCGCTCAATGCTTTCGCGGAGTCGCTGGTTAAGACCATCGGCGAATTGAAGGCCGAGCGGGTTGAACTGAAGGCAACGATTAGCACCTACCGCGACGAGGCTTGCCGCGAATCGTGCCGCGACAAGGCGGCGGCGGATGGAGGGTGGGACAACCGATGAGCCGCGAGATCCACTACTGCCGCTGCGGGCAAAGCATTTTCGGCGACATGACCGACTGCGGCGACTGCTCGGAGAGTGTGGACTCGGTGGTTGTCGGCGTCGATCCCGGCACGGACAAGTCGGCCTTTGCCATCTTTGACGGGCGCGAAGTCATTAGCCACGGCATCTACGAGAACGAGCATTTTTTGAGCCACGGCCTGTGGGCTCGCCGCCATGTGTTTTGCGAGATGATCGCCAGCTACGGCATGGCCGTTGGTGCATCAGTGTTTGAGACGTGCGTGTGGATCGGTCGCTTCGTCCAGACCGCCAGCGTGAGCGGCGGCAACGTCACGCGAGTTTTTCGCAAGGACGTGAAGCTCCACCTTTGCAATTCGCCACGCGCCAAAGACGGCAACGTGCGGCAGGCGCTACTCGACCGACTCGGCCCGCAGGGAACGAAGAAAGCGCCGGGGCCGACTTACGGCATCAAAAGCCACGAGTGGGCCGCGCTCGCGGTGGCGGTTTATGGCTGGGATCAGATTTTCGGACGGCAAAGCAACAACGCAGTGCCGCCCGCATGACCAAAACCAAGACGGGCCGAGCGCGCTAACGCTCGACCCGCAATTGAACACACCAATGGAACAGAA